CAGGCCAAACACTTGCGCGTTTAGGTCTACTTTTGGGGTGATAATTTCAAAGACTATTTGCGCATGGCAACGCTTGGCGCGGTATTCACTCAAAGGCTTAACGCCGCCTTGATCGGCAACCTTTCCATCTTGCAAGACTTGCGCATGGCTACCTGAGAGAATTAAGTAAGTAGCGCCGGGCTTAGCTGTTTCTTTGGCAAAGCGGCTAATGCTTATTTTATAATTAAAGGTGCGCTCAAATTTTACGCCGAGTTCTTTAAGTGCGGGCACAAAAAGCTGAGTATGCATACCGCCCCGCCATTTTGAGCTATAACCTGCAATGCGCTGCACAATGCCTCGCACCTTGCTGTGCTGCTCGCCCGATACGATAGCAAGAGCCGTGACGCCGCAATGTGGCCGGTTCTGATATTTAGGGTCAAGCGCTGCGTCTTCTGGTAGTGCAAGGCGTATCATGTTCAAAGCTCCGAGTTGTTACAATGCGATCATCCTTCATTTGTCACGATGTGTCAAACAATAATTTAAGCAATCAGCAAAAAAAACATATGTAGTAGACGAACAGACCGAAATGCGCTACAAATGGTATATAATCGCAAGTTGTTGTGCTTGGTTGTTCCTCCTGTCTAAGCCTGTTGCGATTACTGTTCTCAATAACTTGCCCTGCTATGCGGGGCATTTTTTTTACTAGGAATGCAAATGCCATCACGTACCGTCAATGCACAAATCATGGAAAAGATTGTCGATAGATTAGCGCAAGGCGAAACACTTGTAGACATTACAGCCGATGATGACATGCCCACGTATCGTGCCGTCACAAGGGCAGTAGCAAGCGATGATGACATGTTCGAGCTATACAGACGCGGTAGGATCTTGCAGGCAGAGTATTACAGCGACAAGATAAATAAGCTGGCTATGGAGCCATTACCAGAGGGCGGTGATGTGCGGCACCTCAATGCAGAGGTGAACAGACGCAGGCTGGAAATAGACACCCTCAAGTGGACAACGGCACGCAATCAGCCGTTCGGCGTGCGTGACAAAAAGGAAGACACAGCGCAGCAATCACAGACGGTTACAATCAGTTGGGCCGGGGGAGATGTGGCCGTCAATGCAGTGGATGTGGTCGAACATGATGAGGAAGTAAGGCACTGAAAGACCGCAATAGTAAAGGCTCTGTGCGTCCGATCTACGCGCGTGAGGCAGGCGAGGCACAACCATAAAGCGAGCACAAGCCTTCGCAATCGCAGCCGCCTTGCTAAGTCATTGTAATTACACGCATTCTTAATCGCATAATACGTATTATGTAAAGTTTTTACAGAATGCCGACCCCCCACCCCCCGCGCAACCGCCCGCCCGCGCTTACTACATAATACACCCCAACACAGTACACCCACACACGGAGCCCGTATGAACGCCGAAAGCACAGCCCTGCTGTCACACATCAAAGAGTTGCGTAGGCTTACTGTGGACGCTCCTAGCGCCTCTGAGCAGTATGAGGCTGCTGTGCTGTTGCTTGACTTGTATGAGCAGATGTTGGAGCGTGCTGGTTTGTTGGTATATGGCAAAGGGAATACGAAGCACTGATGCATATTGAGATACCGTATGAGCCGCGCACGTTGCAGCGATCATTGCATGATGAGATGCAGTCTAAGCGTTGGGGTGTTGTTGTTTGTCATCGTAGGTTTGGCAAGACGGTTTGGGCTGTTAATCATATATTGCGTGATGCGTTGATGAGTGGGAAGGAAGCGCCACGTTATGCGTATATGGCTCCGACTTATCGTCAGGCTAAGAATGTGGCGTGGGATTATATAAAGCAGTTTGCTGGCAAGATACCGGGCGTGAAGTTTCATGAGACTGAATTGCGGTGTGATTTGCCTACTGGTGCTAGGATAAGTTTATTGGGTGCGGAAAATCCCGATAGTTTAAGAGGCATCTATCTTGATGGCTGCGTGATGGACGAGGTCGCTGATATGCCTGAGAATGTATTTCCAGAGGTATTGCGGCCAGCTTTGTCTGATCGAAAGGGTTGGTGTGTATTTGTTGGTACGCCTAAAGGTCACAATGCTTTCTATGAAAAGTATGAGGAAGCTGTTGGAAATGATGATTGGTTGGCTGCGATATACCGTGCGTCTGAGACTGGTATATTGGACGATGAGGAATTGGAAGCTGCCAAGGTGATGATGAGTGTAGACCAGTATGCTCAAGAGTTTGAGTGTAGTTGGAATGCGAATGTTCCCGGTGCTATTTATGGCAAGGAGCTTGAAGAGATTACGGCTTCTGGTCGGGTTTGCAGTGTGCCGTATGATCCGTCTGTTCGCGTGGAGACTTGGTGGGATCTTGGTGTTGGCGATAGTACGGCGATATGGTTTACGCAGACTGTTGGCCGCGCCGTTCACGTTATTGATTACTATGAGAATAGGAATGAGGGTTTGCCACACTATTGCCAAATTCTCTCAGCAAAAAAATATTTATATGGCGATCATAATGCTCCGCATGATATAGAGGTAAGGGAGTTGGGTTCTGGTAAGAGCCGTAGAGAGGTTGCTTGGGATTTGGGTTTGAATTTTAGAGTTGTTCCTAAATTGCCTGTTGAGGATGGCATACACGCTGCGCAGATGTTGATACCGCGTCTGTGGTTTGATCGTGATGCGTGTAAAGATGGATTGGAAGCGTTGCGGCAGTATCACCGGGCGTACAATGAAAGGACGCGCAGTTTCCGGGCGAACCCGGTGCATGACTGGTCTAGTCATGCGGCTGATGCGTTTAGATATTTGGCAGTTGGTTTACGTGAAAGTCGCGGTAATATGCGGCCACCACAGATGCAGGCTGTCATGGACTATAACCCTTTTGCGGCATGAGGTGAGATATGGGTGATCCAGTAACGGCAGTACTTGGCGCGGTAGCGGCTGGTAAGGCGCTAGACATTGATTTATTAGGCGGTGGCAAGAAGGAGAAGAAAGAAAAGCCTAAGCCTGCTCCCGCCCCGGCACCGGCTCTTACACCGCCGCCTGCACCTAAGCCACCTAAGCCACCAGCGCCTAAGCCCAAGCCTAAGCCTAAGCCTAAGCCTAAGCCCGCTGCAAAGCCTAGTCCGACTGAGGGCAGGGGTGCGCCTAAGAAGCCTGATACTGGTGCTGGCACAACGACTGCAAAGGCGGGCAGAGAAGAGGCTGCTATTATTAAGGAGCAGGCAGAAGGCGCAGCGGAGGAAAAGGTTGCGGAGACTGCTAAGAAGGGGCGGCGCTCTACGATTGCCACAACGCCTCAAGGCTTGTTGACTTCTGAGCCTGCTACGCGCCGCAGACGTTCACTGATGGGCGGTTTAATCAAGTGATGATGCGCAAGAACATTGCTGGCGAGATGGGTGCACGCTCTTCTCAGCCAGCTAAGCGCCGCGCTGATTTGACTGTAGATCCTTTGGAACGGCTTAATCAAAAGATGGCTGGTCGTACTCAGGGTGGATCTGTTGAGGGTTTAAGTCCTGAGCAGAAGAAAAAGAAGCGTTCTATTATGACTAGCTACGGGATGATGTGATGCAAGTATTGCCAATGATTGCGCAGTTAGATCGGCGTTATAAGACTTTGCAAAGCCAGCGCTCTAATTGGGAGAACCATTGGCAAGAGCTTGCGGATTATATGTTGCCACGTAAGGCAGATATTACGAAGAAGCGCACGCAGGGTGATAAGCGTACAGAGTTAATTTATGATGGCACTGCTATTCACGCTGTAGAATTGCTGGCGTCTTCATTGCATGGAATGCTGACTAGCCCTAGTTCGCCTTGGTTTTCTATGCGGTATCGTAATCCAGACTTGCAGAACAATGATTTGGCAAATGAGTGGTTGGAGTTGTGTCTTGATCAGATGTATCAAGCGTTTAATCGCTCAAATTTTCAGCAAGAAATCCATGAGCTTTACTATGATCTTGTGGTTTTTGGTACTGCTGCTTTTTATATAGAGAGTAGTGAAGATGGCTTGCGCTTTTCCTCTAGGCACATTGCGGAGATATGCATCTCTGAAAACTCTAAAGGTCAGGTAGATACTGTTTACCGCAAGTTTAAGATGTCTTCTCGCGCTATGGCTCAGCGGTTTGGCGAAGAGAATTTGCCTGCGCAATGCCAGAAAGACTTGAAGAATGAGCCGTACAAGGAGCATGAGATTATTCATGCGGTATATCCACGCTCTGAGGCTAAGGGTAAACTGGCAAAGGACAAGCCGGTAGCATCTGTGTATTACCATGCAGATACGCGTAAGCTTTTGTCTGAGGGTGGTTTTGATGAGTTTCCGTTTATGGTTCCTCGTTTTAACAAAGACAGTGTAAGCAGCTATGGCCGCTGCCCTGCTATGAACGCGCTGCCTGATGTTAAGATGTTGAATAAAATGTCAGAGGTTACTATTCGTGCGGCGCAAAAGCAGATCGATCCACCACTTATGGTGCCTGATGATGGGTTTATGCTGCCGGTACGCACAACGCCGGGATCGTTGAACTTTTACAGATCTGGTACGCGGGATAGGTTGGAGCCGTTAAACATTGGCGCGAACAATCCGCTTGGCTTGAATATGGAAGAACAGCGGCGCAATGCTATTCGGCAGGCGTTTTATGTTGATCAGTTGCTTATGGCTCAAGGGCCAGCGATGACAGCGACTGAAGTGTTGCAACGAAACGAAGAGAAAATGCGGTTACTTGGGCCTGTTCTGGGTAGGTTGCAGTCTGAGTTGTTACAGCCGTTAATCTCTCGCTCATTTTCGTTGCTGCTCAGGGAAGGGTTGCTCCCACCCGCCCCTGAGCAACTACAAGGCCAAGACATAGATATTGAGTATGTTAGCCCGCTTGCAAAAGCGCAAAGGATGACGGACTTGCAGTCTATGTTGCGCGGTTTTGAGGTAATGATGCAGGTTGCTGAGATAGCGCCTGTTATGGATTACTTAGATAGCGATAAGCTGGTGCAGTATCTTGTGGATGTTACGGGCATCCCGGCGCGTGTTATTCGCAGCGATGAAGAGGTTGCAAGGGTTCGCAGGCAACAGCAAGAGGCTGCACAGGCACAGGCGCAAATGGAGCAAAGTGCTATGGTTGCCGAGCAGGCGCAAAAGCTTGCACCTATGGTCAAGGCTGCTAAGCAATGAAGCAAATACAAGACTTAAAGTTAGCGTATCGTCGCACGTTTAATACAGAAGACGGTGAGCAAGTTCTAAGTGATCTTAAGAAGCGATTTAGCTTTGAGGCGACCACATTTTCTGGCGATCCTTATCAATCTGCATTTAATGAAGGACAACGCGCAGCACTGCTGCTGATCGTCAGAATGTTGTCCGATGAAAAGGAACCACAATGAGCGAAGAGGCAATCCAAGACACTGGATCTCAAGAAGTCGCAGCGGATGCTGCTGTAGAAGCGGCGCCAAGTTTTCTGGAAAGTTTACCAGAGGATTTACGCAATGAGCCTTCGTTGCGCCATGTTCCAGACACGCAGACGCTTGCTAAGAACTATGTGAATGCCCAGCGCTTTATCGGGGCTGACAAGGTTGGCAAGCCACAATCAAGCTGGACATCTGACCAGTGGGGCGAGTTTTATGCTGCCGCCGGGCGTCCAGAAGGGCCAAACGGCTATGAGCTTCAAGTTGATAAGGGCGTGTTCGGTGATGGTTCTTTGGAAGGATTACGCACTGCGGCGCATGAGGCTGGCTTGAACGGAACGCAAGCGCAACGCATGGCAGAGTTTTTGCAAACGTCTGTTACAAATATTCAGAGCGGCTTTGAGGAACAGG